CGCCTTTGGGGCTAATTAGGTGGGCCTTTAGGCCCATCTTTTTTCTATCATTCTTGGAGTTTAACCCATGACAACTACTCAGAACGCGGCTTATCCGCTTGAGACGTTTGGCCCTTACGGCGCTATTCCGCAGGGCACTGGCGGCTATCAGATCGGCGCTGGTAACATTACCGAAGCTGATTTTGGCAATACTTCAGCTCCTGTTTCTATCGCCGCTACGGCGACATTGACGGCAGATCAAGTATTGAATGGCCTTATTCTCGCTAACTCAGGCGTAAGCAGCGGCGCGCAGACCTATACTCTGCCAACTGTTGCCCTGTTTGAGGCTGCAATCCCATCGGCTGTTAAAGTTGGCGCAACCTACACGTTTCGTCTTGTGAACCTCGGCACGTCAACGGCTACGGCCATTGTTGCCACAGCTACGGGTTGGACGATCACAGGCTCGCTGACGATGACCATCCCTGTCACAACGGGCGCTACTCTTATCGCCCGTAAGAGCGGCGCTGGCGCTTGGACGCTTTACCGCGTTGCATAACTAGGGTGGGCGCAAGCCCACTCTTTTCTCTTTAGAGGACATTTCCATGCCAAACACCAAAGCGGTTGGTGTTGCTTTTTCTGATCCTGAACTCGTAGCTGGCACAACCATCACGGGCGCAACGATCAGCGGCGGCACTATATCTGGCGCGACTTCGGTTAGCGCAAGCGACATCACGACAACTGGCGGTCTTTATCTAAAGACGGCTACTGTAGCTGCGACTGGCTCAACACAGTCCGACGCCGCATCAATATCAGACGGGCTTACGCTTGTAACAGCGGCTGACGCTACTAAAGGTGTTAAACTTCCAGCGGCTATCGCGGGTCGCACGGTCATTATTAAAAATGGCGCTGCCGCCATTCTTAAAGTATGGCCTGCCACGGGCGACGGCATCAATGCAATCACGGTTGACTCCAACTATGTGCTTGCAGCCAATACTTCCTCGCTGCTCATCGCATATGACGCAACGACTTGGTATTCTGTCCCGCTGCTTGCTTCTTAATATATGGCGGCCTACGGGCCGCTGTATTTCTTTAGAAAGTAACCAATGGCTGTTATTTATTTGAAACACCCCGAACATGGGGTTAAAGTGGCGTGTCTCGACCTAGAGGCCGAAGCCGATATTGAGAACGGCTGGGAGAGGTTCGACCCAAATGACGACATACAGTTGCTACGATCAGATAGTGGGAGCGTTGAGGCTCCTCGGAGTGTTAGCCGAAGGCGAAACGCCCTCGTCAGAGACAGCGAATGACGCGCTATTTGCTCTGAACCAGATGATCGACAGTTGGAATACCGAACGACTGTCGGTGTTCTCAACTCAAGATCAAGTATTCAACTGGCCCGCAGGTGAGAAAAACCGCACGCTAGGCCCGACCGGCGACTTTGTGGGCGAACGCCCTGTATTGTTGGACGATTCTACCTACTTCCGCGATCCGCAGACCAACGTGTCTTACGGCATTAAATTTATCAATCAGCAACAATACAACGGCATTGCCGTTAAGACCGTAACGTCTACTTACCCACAGGTCATATTCACCAATATGACCTATCCAAACATTGATATGGTCATCTATCCAGTCCCTTTAAGACTGTTAGAATGGCATTTCATTTCAGTAGAAAAGCTATCGCAGCCTGCTAATCTAGCAACGGCGATCCTTTTCCCGCCTGGGTATCTGCGGGCGTTCCGCTACAATCTGGCTTGCGAGCTGGCCCCTGAGTTTGGCGTTGAGCCATCGCCGACGGTCAGCCGGATCGCTATGTATAGCAAGCGCAATCTGAAGCGCATCAATAACCCTGACGACATCATGGCTCTGCCTTACAGCATCGTCGGCACACGTCAGCGCTATAACATCTATGCGGGCAACTACTGATGGTCGCAACGCCTATCCTTGGCTCTAGTTATGTCACCCGCAGTCCAAATGCGGCTGACAATAGAATGATTAATCTTTTTCCCGAAGTTGTGCCTGAAGGCGGTAAACAGGCCGCGTGGCTACAACGCGCGCCAGGACTGCGCTTTCTTCAGACATTAGGCCAAGGGCCGGTTCGAGGGCTTTGGACGTTTACAAGCGACCGCATTGATCCACAAGCAGGTGAATCGGCCAAAGTTGCCTATGGCTATGCGGTATCAGCCACGACCCTATACCGTATTGATTCTGACTGGAACTATGAGGCGCTTGGGACTATCCAAGGGTCAAGTCAAGTTAACATGACTGATAATGGTCGGCAGATGTTTATCGCTGCCGGTAATTATGGCTACATATACAATAGCACCTATCAAGAACTTCCGTTTAATACGACAAACGCAAGCACGACTGTATCGGGCGGCGACACGACGTATCTTTACCCTGGTCAGCCTGTGTCAGGCACAGGTATTCCTACAGGCGCAACAGTTGCCAGTGTTACCAACACCACTACGTTTGTTTTATCGGCTGCGGCGACAGCCACCAATACTGGCGTCACACTGACATTTAGCCCTTTCTTAACTCAGCTTACTTCGCCCTTCGCAGGCGCTGTTGGCTGTGGGTTTCTGGATGGTTGGTTTGTTTATAACCAGCCAGACACTCAAATTTTCTGGGTGCTAGATTCAAATACCACGACAGTTGATCCGCTCTACTTTGCCAGCGCTGAAGGTTCACCCGACAACATCGTTACGTTGATCGTAGATCACCGCGAAATCTGGCTATTCGGACAGAACTCCGTTGAAGTCTGGTATAATGCCGGTCTGCCTGACTTTCCTATGGCGCGCATCCAAGGCGCGTTTAACGAAATCGGTTGTCTTGCAGCTTACTCAGTCGCCAAGCTCGACAACGGTCTGTTCTGGCTCGGCGCGGATGCTCGCGGTAATGGTATCGTCTACCGCTCAAAAGGCTATTCAGGCGAGCGCGTCTCGACTCATGCGGTCGAGTGGCAGATCCAGCAATACGCGACGCTATCTGACGCTGTGGGCTATACCTATCAACAGGACGGCCATAGCTTCTACGTTCTAAACTTCCCCAACGCTGACACGACATGGGTCTATGACGTGGCGACCGGCGCATGGCATGAGCGCGCGGGTTGGGAAAACAACGACTTTACCCGCACACGCGGTAACTGTCAGATGAACTTTAACAATGAGATCGTCATCGGCGACTACCGCACGGGCGAGATCTTTGCTTACGACCCAACAGTCTATTCAGAGGCTGGCACGACACAGAAATGGCTGCGCTCATGGCGCGCTATACCTACAGGCCAAAACGATCTAAACCGATCAACGCAACATAGTCTTCAACTCGACTGTCAAGCCGGTGTTGGTATCCCAGGATATAGTCAGGCGGAAGTCAATGCTATTATTTACATTTATGATCGCGCTAACGATTTCATTCTTGACCGCGCTGGGTCTGCTTTAAAGATCCGCGACTACGCTCAATACACAATTACCATCGGCGCTGACCCACAAGTTATGCTGCGCTGGTCTGACGATGGCGGCCATACATGGTCTAACGAACACTGGAAGTCTATGGGTCAGATTGGTCAAACTGGCTACCGCACGATCTGGCGTCGGCTTGGCATGACGATGAAACTCCGCGATAGAGTCTACGAGATATCGGGCACTGATCCTGTTCAAATCGCCATTATGGGCGCTGAACTGCATGTGAGTCCGACCAATGCCTAATCTGGTCGATAATAACACACAGATCCCCGCAGCTCGCGTCAAGATGAACGATGACTCTACGGGGTTCGTTAACCGCCCGTGGTATCGTTGGTTCTTTAATACTTACCAAGCGCTTGAAGCGGGGCGGCGGTATGGGTCGTTTTATAGCACAACATCATTTACGCCCGCCGCTACAAATACAGCCTATGAGTTAACTTTTAATAATACTTTTACCCGCGCGGATGGATCTGATGTAACGTATGGTGTTTATGTTGGCACACCAACGTCGCGTATTTATGTAGACAATACAGCTACGTATAATTTTCAGTTTTCGGCGCAGTTAAAAAATATATCTGGATCGGGGCATAGTATTTTTATTTGGCCTCGCGTTAACGGCGTCAACGTAGATGATTCCGCGACACAAGTAACTCTAGGCGGCGGTTCAAACGCTGCGGCTGTTGCCGCGTGGAATTTTGTGCTAAACCTCCAGACGGGGGATTATTTTGAGCTTATCTATTCAGTGGATAGCACAAACGTCACGATTCCTTATGTTGCCGCGTCTAGCCCAGTTCCCGCTATTCCTTCGGTCATCCTGACCGTTACAAGTTGTGTAGGTGTCTAAATGGCTGTCGTAACGCCCACCGCTAAAGCTCAGTTTATTGACGCCGCAGGCGTTCCGCTTGCAGGCGGTTTTCTCTATACTTATGAGGCTGGCACGACCACGCCGCAAGCGACCTATACGGACTCGACCGCAGCGACCGCGAATAGCAACCCAATTGTGTTGGATGCGCGCGGCGAAGCGAATATCTGGCTGTCGTCAGCCAACTATAAGTTCAAGCTGACAAACGCGGAAGGCACTGAGATCTGGACGGTCGATAACATCGCCGCGCCATCGACGGCCCTGTCGCCAGTCTTTTCTAGTAACGTCACCATCTCGGCTAACACCTCCGGCCCCGCGCTTCTTGTCACGCAGACGGGCGCAGGCGCGGCTATCCGCGTTCAAGATTCAGCCGATCCTGACTCATCGCCATTCGTCGTTGACACGACAGGTCAAGTGGGTATCGGCACGGCAACGCCAGCTAATGCTATCGACGTAGCGGGCGGCGCTATCCAGATCTCAACATCCGGCGGCACGGCCCGCACGGTCATGTCAGCGGATTCAACGGATTCAATCTTTGCGGTAAGTGATGATCGTAACTTTACGGTCAAGACTAACGCAGCAACACGTTTGACGATCAATAGCACGGCTGCGACATCTACTGTTCCTGTCGTATTACCAGCGATTCCAACAACCGCTCTTCAGGCTGCGACTAAATCATACGTTGACCAAGTATTGCCCCCTGGCTGTATTATGCCTTTTGCAGGCACGTCAGTTCCTACAGATTGGTTGGCCTGTCAGGGTCAAGCGGTATCGCAGACTACATATGCGGCGCTTTACGCTGCGATAGGTGCTACTTGGAACACAGGCGGCGAAGGCGCGGGTAACTTTAGACTGCCAGATCTTCGCGGTATGTTTGTTCGCGGCACAGGCACTAATGCTACTGGCTCATCTAGCGGCGCAGTAGGCCCATCAGTTGGCGCTTATGCAACCGATACATATTTGAACCATAGCCATGCTGTTACGGATTCTGGGCATACGCATAATTATGATAAACCAAATACTACAGCAACAGCCATAGGCGGGTCGGGGTCAGCGTATTTTAATGGCGGTTTTGCTTCTACAGCCACATCTTCAGCTACTACTGGTTTGACCGTCAACACATCCACGACCGGCGGCACGGAAACAAAGCCAAAGAACTATGGCGTGCTATACATCATCAAGACCTAATGATCGCGCAGTAGCCTTAAAGATAGGCTATGCCGCGACTGATTGGGAAGACTATATAAGTTACGAGGACTACGAGGCTATTGCGGCAGATTGGGATTTGAAGTTGATACTAAGAGATGACACGCCGATAGGAGCTATCTATTCCAAAAACGGCGAAACTCATGTATCAATATTACCTGAGTGGCGCAGGCGCTGGCTGACAAAAGGATTGTTAAAAGAAATCTTGGCGGATATGCAATTTACAAAAGTCGCTAAAGGCCATGATTTCATGTATAACATATTGGAAAGACTAGGTTTCAAGCCACAGGCAGATGGAACCGTAGCAAGAGAGAACTAATATGGGTTTTCAAGCCGCCTCTGACGCCGCCGCCGGTGGCACACAGCAAGGGATGATGTATCAGTTTGGTGCGGCAGCGCAACAGGCTGAAGCACTTCGACAGGCGCAAGAGCGCGCGGCGGCTGAATTAAAAGCGGGTCGTGAACAAGGCATAGGCGCGTTAAAAGAGGGCCAAGCTGGCGCGCTACAAGCGCTTCCACAGTTCTACCAACAGGGCATAGGCTATCAACAACCTTACATGGATGTTGGCGGCGGCGCGGTTAATCGTCTTGGCGCTCTTTACGGTCAAGGCGGCGAATACACGCAAATGCCGACGCTTGAACAACTTCAAATGGATCCAAGCTATGCGTTTCGCATGGAACAAGGCCGACAGCAAATGCTTAACGCTGCGCGGTCTGGCGGGTTAGCTGGGTCGGGCGCGGCGTTAAAAGCAGCCACACGTTTTGGAGCTGGCGAAGCGAGTCAAGAATACGGCAACGCTTACAACCGCTTTTTAGCTAATCGTTTAGCTACGACACAGGCGCTTCAAGGTCTTGCAGGATTAGGCGCAAACGCCGCGCAGACTTCGACAGGACTTGCCGGTCAAACTGGCGCTAACCTAGCGAACGTCTACACAGGCACAGGCGCTAACATTGCTAACACCGCAACCGGCACAGCGGCTAATCTAGCCAATACCTACGCCAACACAGGCAATCAACTTGCCAATGTCTATGGTGGTCTAGGTCAAGGGCTTGCTCAAGGCGCGGCTAACATTGGTTCGATCTACGCTCAAGGCGCGATGGGGCCAACTAATCTTCTTGCCGCTCTTGCGGGTCAAGGTCTGCAAGCTGGCGCGTATATGTATGGGCGCAGGCCAGCGTCGGGAGTTGTAGGTTAATGCCGATTCAATACCAACCACTTCCTGAACTTCAGATTCCAAACGTCAATATCCTTGGCGCGTTAGCGCAAGGGCAAGCCTCTTCTTTGCAAGAAGCACAAGCGGAAAAACTGGCGCAGAGTTTACAGATTCAAGCCGACAAAGACGCACGCGAAGCTAGTCTGGCAGCGCAGAAATTAAAAAACGAAGAATTAGATTTTGCAGTTAAAAACGCAAATATATTTAGAGATCGTTTGCAGCAAATAAATCCCACATCACCTGACGCGCAAGCCCGTTACGACGCACTTTTGCAAGAGTTTCAACCTAAAGCTCCGTCGCTTTTGGCTAATGTCCCGACTGTGTTTAACGCACAGACGCAACGCGATCTACTTACCTCGCACGATGACTTTATGAAAGTGACCGCGCCTAAAGAGCGCGACACGATGGTAGACGGCAAAGTCGGCAAGGCTACGTTTATCTTCGACCCATACTCTCAAACGGAGCGCATGGTCAGCGGATCATTTCAGCCAGGGGCTAAAGATCTTGTCGAAGTAAAAGACAAAGACGGAAATATTATCGGCGTCCGCGAAAAGGGTAGCACACAAATCCAAGAGCTGACGTTACCAGGGCAAGCGGCACCTACTGTTGCTGCGCCTGTTGATGGTATGCCAGGGCCACGCGGCGCGGCTGTTGGAACACAATTAACACGCAAGTTTGAAGGCTTTATTCCTACCGCAAAGTTCGACGTTAACGCGGAACGTGTTGGCTACGGTAGTGATACGATCACGACGCCGGAAGGTAAAGTTGTTCCTGTCGCTAAAGGCACGACAACGACTGAAAAAGATGCTGAACGCGATCTTAAACGCCGGATTGAAACTGAGTTTATTCCTAAAGCGGCGGCACAAGTCGGCCAAGAGAATTGGGATCGTCTGCCGGAGAACGTCGCGGGCGCGCTGACATCGGTTACTTATAACTATGGTAGCCTTCCGAACAAAGTCGTCGCCGCTGTTAAGACAGGCAATGTTAACGCAATAGCTAACGCAGTCGAAGCATTAGCCGACGATAACAAAGGAGTTAATCGCGGACGCCGCATGAGCGAAGCCGCGACGATTCGCGGTAGCGAAATGCCTGGAACGGCTGCGGTTCCATCATTTGCCGCCGCTCCGCCCCCTGCGGCTCTTGGTATGTCTCCGCAGATTGTGCCGCCTATCAACATGATGGCGGGCGGCGCTATGCCGATTCAGAACGCGATGGCCGCTCCAGCGGCACCACCAATGACACTTGCGGAGTTCGCAAAACAGCCGTTAAAGAAAAAGAACACAGAGTTCTTTAAAGACCTTCTTACCTCTTATGAAGATCAACAGCGTGCCGGTCTTCTTCCGACTAAAGAGGAAGGCGGCATTTCTCGCGCTAAAAAAATTGCAATGGCGAATATACCGCCAGCCGTTGCGCGCACAATAGATCCAGCGGGTCAAGAACTGCGCGATGTTACGATCAACAAGATAGATCAGTATATCAATATGTTGCGTGACACTGGCACAATGACCGGCGGCGAAGGCAATACAATTGCTGAACTTGAGGCCAAGAAGAAAATTCTTGGCGGAAGTGATCTGACGATTGATGCTCTTCGTAAGATTGTAGTTGATCTTGATAAACGCTTTGGCACCGGCACACTCAAAGCCGAAGGCGCAGCGAAGACTTTCACGGTGAATGTCCCTGGCATGGGCGCAGTTCCATTCCCTAGCCAAGAAGCGGCGGACGCATTTAGAAAAGAGGCGGGCCTCTAAAGATGGTCGATTATGCCGCGCTCATTGCTAAACACGGTGGCACCGCGCCAGAACCAAGCGCGGTAGACTATGCAGCTTTAATAGCCAAACACGGCGGCACGGCCCCTGAAAAAAGTTTGACTGCCGAACGCGCAGTCCCTGTCGCTATGGGCGCGGCAGCGCCGACAGTTGTGGGGGCGTTAGGCGGCATGGGCGCAGCGGCATTAGGCGGCGGCGCAGCGATTCCGGCGGCATTAGGCGGCGCGGCGTTACTTGGCGGCGCTGAACTTGTTGGCAATCTTTATAATGTCGCGCGAAGCGCGACTGGCTACAAGCCTGTCAAGACACCGTTTGAGTATATTCGCGGCGCGCTTCCGCAAGAGTTTCAGCCACAGACGCCGCAAGAGCGCATGTTAGCCGCTGGCGTTGAAGGCGGTCTTGGCGCGGCGACCGGCGCAGGCGCTGCACGATCAGCCATTAACGCGATGTCATCGGCAGGGCGCGCAGCTCCGGCAGCGCTTAACGTATTAGCCGCGCAACCAGTCGCGCAAACGGCAGCGGGTATTGCAGCGCCTGTCGCGGCTGAAGCAGCGCAACAAGCTGGCGCGGATCCTTACACGCAATTTGGCGCGGCTATTCTTGGCGGCGTTGCTGCCGGTAAGTCAGTTAGCACACTTAATAAAGTTGGGCGCACCGCTTCGGCCACGCTTCAAAATATTGGTTTGCCATCTACGCAACAACTTGGGCGAGAGGCCGACGCAGCGTTTAACGCGGTTAAAAGATCTGGACTTGAGTATGAGCCTTCAGCCGTTAAGGATTTTAGAGATCGTTTAGAATTGCAATTAGAAGCTGACTATGATCCGGCAAGCAGCCCCAAGGTCATGTCTATTCTTAACGGAATCACGAAAAAAGCTGACGCCGGTAAGACATCTATTAAAGATTTGCATGATCTTCGCAAGAGAATTGGTAATGAACTCCGCAGCGGTTTCGATCCGTCGCAGCGCACACAGCGCGCTATGGGCGGCATAATGACCGACGCGCTGGATGATTTCATAACTGACCCGAATACGACAACTGTATTTAGCAAAGCCGTTCTTGACCCAACGCAGATCACGCAAACTTTCCAAGACGCTATCAGTAAATATAAAATGATGAGCCAAAGCGCGGAAATTGAACAAGCCGTTTCGCGCGCAGCTAAACCTAAAGCTGACTTTGGCTCTGTTATTCAAACTCAAATGAGTCGCATTGCAAGCAGTCCTGCACGTTTAAATCGCTTTACGCTCT